CGCAGCCAGTTGTTGTCGGCAACCTGAGACGGTTGAGCAGGACCGCCAGACACCCAGCCGAGGTCATTGGTCTCAAAGTAGGATTCAATCGCCAAAGCCTGATTGCCTTTTATAGCGTCCGTGCCAATCTCGTGTTGGTACAGAGAGACAAACGTCTTCACCGAGGTAAGGGTCATGCTGAAGCTGCTGCCGGCAGGCAGGCTGGCGCTCAACACATCACCCACGGCGTAGTTCACGCCATACCCGGTAATGGTTACTGAAGTCACGGCACCACCGCTCACCACAATTGTGGCAGTCGCTCCTGTGCCAGTTCCTCCGGTCAGGGCTCGAGTTAGATAGGTGCCATTGGTGTACCCAGACCCACCAGTAAAGGTGAACCGATCCAACCCGCCAGTTGCGTTGGGCGTCCAGTCTGCATTGATTGGGTAGTGGAACACTTGAGAGAAGTACCCAGAGGAGCGCCGAGCACCCAGAGCCTCACCGGCGTCATACCAGCACATCTCGCGGATGTTGTAGACGACAGCATCCGTACACTCGGTGGCTTCGCCTCGAGGGTAGAACCACCAAATCTCACCGTAACGCGGAACCTTGGTTACCCACACCTTCTGACGCTGAGCATAGTTCAGGTTGTCAAAGAAGTAGTTCTGGTTGAATGAGTTTGGAATCTCTTTGACGGCACCGTTGTATAGCAAAAATCTATCAACACCGCACCAGTAATAAACTCCGTCATACTCAATCACAGACTGTGAAGACATGATTGAGGACTGACTGCTAATCAAGTCATAGCGCCAGTACTGGGCCGGGGTTCCTACACCACCCACAAAGCTCACGCGGATTAAGCTGTCGAGGCTCCAGAAGAGCCCTGACGGCGCGTTAGAGCCACCTCTGACAGGTAGCCCTTGGACAATCTTGCCGGTGGCCACGTTGACCTCATTGGCGTCTGCGGACACCCAGTCATTCAGATTGCCAGACCCAGAGTTCTTAATGAGGCCGTTGTTGCCGTACACAAACACATACGGATGCAGCGACACAACACCACCAGAGACAGAGATGTTGTTGTTGAAGGTCAGGGTCGAGGCGCCTGTTGTTGTGGCCGCATTTGACAGGACTACCTGCTGGAACACGCCTAATGTAAAGATGAATCCAGTCGTGCTGGTGACTACCGTTGTCACCGCAGAACCCCCGGCGGTGTCGGATAGCGTGAACGTGTTTAAGTTGTTTGTGGCAATGATGTAGTAGGTTGATCCGGCCGATAGGCCAATGCTGTTGTTTACCGTAAACACCAGATCATTCAGCCCCGTTACTACCGTTGTGATTGCCGACCCGCCGCTAGTAGCGGATAGGGTGAACGTAGAAGTCCCATTGGTCGCGGTGATGTAATAAGTAGTTCCGCTAGTTACCCCGGAGTACTGTTTTGTTTTGAAGGTCAAACCTGTGGTAGCTCCAAACGTATTTGTAATTGCCGGGCCATTGGGCAAAACAGATAGGGTAAAAGTTGACGCTCCATTGGTCGCAACGATGTAGTACGTCTGCCCCGAAGACACACCAGTACCAACAGGTCCTTTGAACACCAATCCACTTATTGACACTACATTTGTAATGATTGCTTGGCCATTGATGGTATTGCTCAACGTAAACGTCGATGTGCCATTAGTAGCGATGATGTAGTACAAAAAATTAGATTGAACTCCGCTTGGCAAAATGGTTTGAAATGTCAATCCAGTTGTCGTGCCAGCAGTAGTTGTAATGGCAGTGCCATTCAAAGTAGCGGAAAGGGTAAACGTCGAGGTGCCGTTCGTAGAAATAATGTAGTAGGTTGCATTGGTGCTTATACCGGTTTCAGTGCCCGTCAAGGTGCCAGTTACCAGTATTGGTTGCCCCACATACAACCCGGTTGTAGCAGTGCAGGAGCACTGACCTGCAGTTCCAGTAACTGCTACAGATGCCAATGTAACGGCAGCTTGAGTGCCAGTTACATAAATAGGCTGCCCAACATACAAACCGGTTGTAGCAGTGCACGAAAAATCACCGTTGACGCTAGTGATAGCCACGCTTGATAAAGTGTTCACATTTATCGTGCCAGACACTGTTACCGGCTGGCCAACAGCCAGACCAGTTGTAGATGTGCACGAGAACGTACCGCTGGATCCCGTAATTGCCACGCTAGCCAAGGTGGTGTCCGCTACAGACCCAGAAACGGTAACTGCTTGGCCGACATACAAACCCGTCGTGGATGTGCACGAGAAAGTGCCGCTAGTGCCCGTGACAGCAACCGAGGAAAGGTTCTTGCTGCCAAGAGATCCAGCAACCGAAACCGTCTGGCCTACATACAACCCGCTAGTGTTAGAACAAGAGAATGTACCGCTTGTCCCAGTCACAGCAACAGTGCTCAATGTGGGGCTAACCAAGTTAGTGCTCACAACACTTGTTGAGGCCGGAATGCCAGTTCCTGTAACCGTCTGGCCAGCGCCAATCAACGTATCGGTCTGCGATATGGTGACGTTGACCGTTGAGTTGAGATAGGCGTTTGAATCGGTGAACACGCCAATCTGGCTTAAAGATGAACCATTGAGATCACCACCCAGCACCGGCGTGTTTGTATTACTGTCAATCAACGCAAGGTTCTGCCCCGGGTGAGCCAGCAATAGGTTGTTCCCTGAGCCAGCAACATCGGTAAACGTATCAAACTGCCAAAGGTTGTTGTCGTTAGGCGTAAAGCTTGACAACGTCAGATCTGAAATGCCGGCACCGTTTCCGTTGGCATCAATTGGTAGCTTCTGCAAACCATTGTTGTAGCCGCTGAAGACGTTAGAAAAGCCGTTCTGCGGGTTAACGTACAGTCCGCGAGACGGACCAGCCAGAGTGTTAGTGATCTCTTGATAGCCACCCATCTTCCGCGGGCGACCGCGCTGAAACCGCATCCAACGCCCATCGGTGTAGAAGTTCTTGTCAAAGAACGTGCCGTCTCTTTGGACGCCGGCAACAGAGTCAAGGGCAAAGACCTTCTTGGTCATTAGAAAGACCCGCCTTGTACGCCAGACGTAAAAGTGCCGGTTCCATTAACAACCAAACCGGTCGCGCTAAGGGTTGCCCTGTTGGCGCCAACTATAGATACACCCCATTGGCCAGTACCCGGTCGATAGATACCAGTGTTCGATTCAGAAGCAAACGACACGGCAGGCGCTGATGCCGTGCCATCCACCGTACTAATTGTTGTCGTGCCGGCTTGAACTGTGTTGGCGTTAAAGAAGTTTGTGCCATCACAGAACAGAGTGACCTGATTGCCTGCCGGAATGGTTACCGATGTAGCTCCGGCCGCGCTGGTCTTAATGCTTAAAGTGTACCCATTAGGCGTGGTCTGATTTGAGATTACATACAGATTAACCACTGGCGGGTACACGGCGGTTACGTTGCCACTCAGAGACCCTGTGTACTCTTGGATGGTATTTGAAATATCCTGAGTGGTCAGGTTGTACGTCCCCGAGGTAACGGGCTTGACCAGAACCGTAAATTGGAACGTCGCTGACTGACCATAACCAACAGTCACATAGCCCGCACCCGTTGAGATGATGAACGCAGATTCTTGCGGCGCAAAGTACATAGTGACGCCACCGTCAATGTACTCGCCACCTGTAGTAGAAATGCTAACCGTCCCGGTGCCGTTGTTCTTGAACAGGGTGAACCAGTTGTTACCCAGAGTAGAAGATGCCGGCAAGTTCAAGCTGCCAGTGCCGCTACTCCAAACTACCGTCTGAGCACGTTGAGAGGCACTGAAAGTAGCTCCACTGGAAATACCAGCCGATGGGTGGCTCTGGTTCAACGTAGCGCCGATTGCAGTCAACCCCAGCCCAGCAAGAGAGCTGGCATCCGGGTTTGACGTACCCACACCGTAAGCAATCACGCCCCATACACCAGCCTCGGTGGTGTTGTCAGTCAGGTAGATGTACTTGGCCTGCCCGGGTGCAATCGAAACAATTGTCCCGGCAAACCCGTATGTCTTTACCGTGAAGGTGTACGCGCCGTTATTGAGGATTAACGCATCCTGACCAACAGAGACTTGATTGCCCGGTGGCATGGCCAGAGACAGACTGCCGGCGCTCGGAGTGACCTGCATAATCCGTGCAGCGAAGTCATCCGTGGCGTTGCCATTGACTGGCCACTCAAGCTGAGTGTCCGCGGATAGCGCGATGGCACGATACGAAACATCAACCGGCTGGATGACGTTCCCCGTAAATGGGCTGTTGTAACTCATGATGCATCCCTCACAATGGCTTGACGATCCCCGATACGGGCTACGTTCTCAAGCTTGAGCATTTCAATGGCTTGTTGATACATGGCCTGCCACAACTGCACCCGCTCGTCGTTCTTCAGGAACGGCATAGCTTGAAGGAGCGATCCGTAAAGCATGGCCTGCGGCGCGTACTCGGTGAACCAGTTGGTCTGGTTGGCAGAGCTTAACGGCGGCACGCGCTGGTAGTACAGAACCTCAAAGGTGTAATTGGTGTCCGGGGTCGGCGCTACCAGCCAGTGCGTGTAGTCATAGTCGCTGTAGTACAGCGGGGTGTCAGTCTGCGTAGGATCCGGCCAGTACTCTCGAAGGTACTCGTAGTCACGCAGCAAGACAGGCTGGCGCTTGCCATTCACGGTGATGTTCATAGAGACGGTCTTGCGCCACCGGGCGGGCTTATCAAGCACATCTTCCCCAGTCACCATGTTGCTCTGGACAACATTTAGGTTGCCCAGAAACTTAAGATCCGCGGCGATGATTTGTTCCGCCAGCATGATGAACTGCGGAATCTTCTCCAGCGTGGCCGTATCGGTACGCTCGAGGTAGGTCGAGATGTCATTGACCAGCGAGTCGTAGGTCATTACGGCGGCTGCAGTCATTACCAGCTCCTATATTTGGCAGTCTTCTTCGCTATTTTCTCAGGTTGCGATACAAACTGCTTACCCTCAGCCTTGCCTTCTCGTTTAGCGCGACTGGTCGCTGCATATTCAGAAGACGATAGAGACTGGATTGCTTTCTTCGGCAGATACCGCTCGCCGGTGGCTTCAGAGCCTTGCGTAGACGGTTTGCCGGACTTGGTGCCCCAATCTTGCTTGGACCATTGAGACAGGCTGTTATCGGCCTTCTTAGGGCCTTTGTAACCGCCACCAGACGATTTGTACTTCTGCGTGGCTAGTTGAGCCTTGCGGGCGCTCCACTGCCCCGGAGATCCACCTTTACCGGAAGCCTTAACGGAAGCAACGATGCGCTTCCATTTGCTGGGGTCACTCTTGACTGCGCTGCTCATGGATCACCTCGTAGGCTTGTCGGCAGGCGTCGTAGGCAGCTTGAAGCCTTGCTGCGTCGGCAGCGTACCCAGCAAGAAACTCTGCATCTCCCCTTGCCAGTCCCTCACCCGTACATCCCACACTACTTCCGGTATCGTTGGACATTGGGTCTTGACGGGCTTCGGGGCGCTTGCGCAGGCTGTCAATGAGAGCGTTGTAGCGAGTATTAGCAGTTTGGTTCGCATTGACTTTTTCCTTTTGAATCTTGTTAATCTGAGCCTGCATGTCTAGCTCAACCCGCCTAGCCTCTTCAGCCCTCTTTTGAACTTCTTTTTGAATCTCAATTTTATAGGCATCCCACTCTTGGTGGATAACGTGTTTGCCGTGATTGACGCCCTTAAAATAGACAAAACCGAGCATCACAAGCCCGGCCATTCCACCTAGTACCCAGCGGTTCATTAGGAACCCAAGCATTTCTGGTACTCCTCCATTCGACGCCTTGTTAGCCCCGGCAGAGGCTTACCCTTAAACCTGTCCCATCTCAGGATCTCTTTACACGCACCCGCGTAATCACCGTCTTTCAACTTTTTCACAATCGACGAATCGCAGAAGCTCTTTGGGCCTATGTTGTACGTCAGGCTGACATACGCATCAAACTCATACTGATACATCGGAACCGGAGCACACTTCTTCACAGACAGCTCAAAACGGTTTGCGTCCTTCAACAGCTTTACCAGCGCACGATCGGGGGTGATTGTGTCGCCCTTCTTAACACCTTCTGTGGTGCCAAACCCAATCGTGGGCACGTCACCCTTCACTGGCTCATACGCAACAGGGCTGTATCCCTCATGCAAAGCCATAACCACCAAAGCCGAGGCCGACAAAGACAACGCAGCCACTTTAATCCGCTCAGACATCTTTTTGCGCCACCAGTCGAGCAATCAATGCCGACATCGTAAAAAGTCCAGAGAGCGCAGCGAATACGTTCCGCGGGATGTCAGTTTCATACAACGGCAGAACAATCTCACAGGCCGTCAAAACACCGGCAATCAACATTAGGCGGATTGACCATGCCTGCCGCAGAATCACCTGCCAGTTGTCGTATAGCTTCACTTGTCAACCTTGTTCTCAAGTTTGTCCCAGATCCTAGACAACATAGCTTTAACTTCAGAGATGTCTTCTCTGTAGTCGTCTCTTGTGACATACAAAAGAGGCATCTCCGCAATCTTGTCTTCAATCCGAATGATTGACTTAGATAGAGAGTTCAAAGCCCATCCGCCAAGTACGCCGATAAAAGCTACGACGATGTCAACAAGAGTCTGCGCTTCCATTTCAGTCAAATCCTCGGAGTGTTTTCGCTAGTCTGGCGCGTTGCCCAAGTTTACCCGGAGCCTTCGCCGCCTTGTTAAGAGTCTTTGCAGGAATCTTCTTATCAGCGGCAACACCCAGTTGCTTCTTCAGTGCACCGGGTTTGCTGATTGCTTCTTGGATCCATTTCTTGGACATGGTTACACCTAAAACATAAAGAAGAAGTTGCCGTTATTAACTCTAGGCGTGTAGACAATGATGATTGCACCGGGCTGACCAACATTGCCCGGCTGCCCAGAGCCGCTAACAGGTACGCCACCACCTGCAGCAGCGCCGCCATAAGTCAGACCAACATTACCTATAACAGTGCCACTGCCGCCCGCGCCACTACCACTACCAATACCAAATAGCTCAATACCGGGAGAGCCAAAACCACCGCTATTGTTGCCACTATTACCCCCACCACCACCACCAACAGCGCCACCGCCACCGCCAGATGCACCACCACCAGCACCTAATGAGTTGTTACCACCAGTACCACCAGTAGCAGAGGAAGCATTACCACCTGCGGAACCACCGCCATTACCACCGCCGCCACCGCCTGCAACGTTTGTATTAGAGAGGGCAGCAAAACCATTTCCACCCTTACCACCAACACCGTTAGGGCCACCAGCCCCGCCGCCCCCGCCACTGCCATAACCCGTGCTTGCAGCCGTACCAAAAGCACCATTACCACCAGTGCCGCCATTAAATGTAGAACCTGTACCACCAGCACCGCCAGCAGAAGTTGGAGTAGTTGAAGCAGTCCCTCCACCCCCACCACCAGCAGTTGATGCGCCAGAGTTCCAAGATGTAGTTCCACCAGCGCCACCATTACCACTACTAGTACCAGCAGTACCCCCAGCACCAATAGCGACAGTAATAGTCCCTGAGAGGGTTTGGTTGGTCAGTCGTGTAAATCCACCACCACCGCCACCAGCGCCACCAGCACGATTATTGCCAGATACGTAACCACCAGAACCGCCACCGCCACCGCCAAACAAATTAATTGTGTTGGATGAATTGTTCCAATCGGCTGGAACAGCCCACGAAGTAGTCCCAGTAGTAAGCACCACAATCGCATTGTTGGCACGCTGCGTGGTGAACATTGCATAGCCTCTACTTGGTGCTGTCGTATTGATGACAGAGTTAGCACCAATGTACCAAGTATCAGATACGGGACTACCAATAGCATCGCGGATATTAAGATAATCAATACCAGTGAGGTATCCACCTCCAGCTTTAGCCAGCGTATATGGAGTTCCCGCAGTATCACTATTAAGCGTTACTACATTTCCAGAAGTGCCTGTGATTGACCACGTTGTAACAGTAGTTGTTGTGCCAGCAGTAAAGTTAATTGTGTGTGCAACAGTCTTGGTGCTGGCAAGTTCACTGAATGTGTTTGAGCCAACAAATGTAATGCTACGGTTAGACGTACCCCCAGAACCACCAATAGTTAATTTATTGTAAGTAAGACCACCACCACTAAAAGTTCTATTTACGTCTTGTGATAGCAGTATGTTGGCGGAACCCTTATTAAAAGTAAGGTTTGTTGTTGTTGAAATATCCCACAAACCAGCAGAGCCATTGATATCCCACAAACCAGAGCCCATAGATAAAGTTCTGGTATTTGAATTTGCTGAAGCAAATGCCCCGCCAGTTACATTATATGTTGCTGCATCGAAAGAACCATTTGTTAAGGTTAAGGTTCTGGCGTTGTTCCATTTAAAATTACTTTGTAATGTCCAAGCTCCACCCACACCATTAAATGTAATGTTTGCGCCAGAGCTTCCAAGATTTATTCCGTTTGTATTTATTGTTTTTCCGGTAGTTGTGGCATTAAACGTGATATTTCCAGATGTTGAAAATAATGTTGCTGCAACCAAAGATATTGAACCGCTAATTGTAAAAGACCCGCCGCCGGTAAATGTAACCGTACCTGCTGATACAGTAAAATCAAGGCAAGTCAGTGCACCTGTACAAGTAACCGTATAGGTTCCGGCTTGGTCAAAAATTACAGAATCAGCTGCGGTTGGCACAGACGCACCGCCACCGCCGCCAGAAGAGGTAGACCAGTTAGTAGTTGTTGTGGTATCCCACGTTCCAGTACCACCAACCCAATAGCGGTTAGCCATTACGCCCCCGGATTAGCCATGTGTTCACGCCATTTGGAGTATTGCTCTTGTTGGCGCTGCTCAATAACTTCTGGAGTCAATGCGTCCCACTCTTCTTGGGTCATTTCCCAAGTATCCATGTAGACGTAAATATCATCTCGGACAGTCCACGCAAAACGAACCAACGGCTGCGGATTAGAATTGATGAGTTCCATATTTATCCTCAAGCAGAAGCAACGCAGCGCCACCTGCTAGTGGCGGAGTTGTACATAAATCCAACAGTCAACGGCAGAGTAGTAGAACCATTTGACGTTGTTGGCACGGTGACATTGCTGTTTTCTGTGTTAACCCAAGAGATAGTTTGGGACGCTGCGCTAAAGTCATAGATCCGCACAATTGACATTTGGCCATCTACAGCACTTGCTGTGGCCAGCGTAATGGTCATCGTCGCGGCTGAACTGTTTGTAAAGTTGTTCAGTCGGTAAGTGATTGGAACCGTGCCAGCGTTCGACGTTACCGTGACCGTATTGACGGTGTAGTTCACTTGCGAGAATGTGTTGGTTGCCGTGAACGTCTGGGCCACACCAAGTCCAGCAATAGTCTGGCTAGTAGACGGGAAGGTCATCACCGTTGAATCGGTGCCAGACAGTGTGATGGTGTTGTTGACAGTCAGCGTCTTGCCGTCAGCAATCGTCAGCGTCGATCCAGTTGCCGGGGCAGTCAGAGCCACCTTGTTGATGCTAGTGGCAGATGCAACACCAAGGGTTGGGGTCGTCAGGGACGGGGATGTAGCAAGAACAATCCCGCCCGAGCCAGTGACGTTTTGGCCCAGAGCGGAAACAACACCAGTGCCGGTGGTGGTCGAGGTGATTGCTGTTGCAGAGCCACCACCAAGAAGAACGGCACTTGCTGCCAACACGCCCGATTGAGTTACCAGACCGCCAGAGGTGTTGACGTTGTTACCAATTGCCGTCACCACGCCAGTACCAGTAGTGGTTGTTGCGGGGGCTGCTCCGGCTCCGCCGCCCAGAACTATTGCGTTCGCGGCTAGTGCAGCAGACGATGCCCAAGCCGATGCGCTAGAGAAGTAGGGAATGCCACCAGAGGTGCCGGCAACAGTAAGAGCCAATGTTCCGCTGGTAGTAATAGGCGACCCAGCAACCGAAATGATGCCGCCGGTGAATGTTTGAGCCACCGACGACACCGTGCCTGTAGCACCCGCTTTTGTGGCAATTATCTGCACAACACCGCTGTTGTCCTTATAGAACATCTTGCCATCAGTAATGTTGATGGCCAGCTCTCCATTAGCCAAATTGGCAGCCAGAGGCACATTGGTCGTTGTTGACGAGTAATAAAGCTGGATTGGTGTATAGCCAGTTTGTGCCATTAGAATGTGCCTCCTGAGACGCCGCCGGTGATGGCCCCAGTTGATGGGTTGCAAGTTATTGAAGAGTTTACCAACTGCGGAAGGTTTCCAGTAGTGGCACTAACAAACGTCAGATAATTTGCGGCGTTTGCAGAGTTACTGGTTACAGCAGTATTAGTTGCATTTGTTGCACTGGTTGCAGATCCAACACTAAGCGTTGATTGAGCCACATATTGAGGGGCAGAGGCCCCTGCAGTGAGCACATAATTGGTGGTGCCCAATGAAAGGCTTGTGGTGGTGCTGGCTGCGCTCTGATACAGAAGTGAGCCCGTGGTACCACCAGAGACGTTTGTGGCCGTTGTGGCGGTTGTAGCGGAGCCGACTGAGAGAGACGATTGGTTTGCCCACGTCGGAGAGCCAGTCCCACCGGATAAAAGAACCTGACTCGACGTTCCGGCAGAAGAAAAAGCAAAAGCGGTACCAGTACCATATGCCACAGCCCCAGCAGTTGCAGTTGCCGTACTATTGGTGCCGCCGTTAGCAATCGGCAGAGTCCCAGAGACTCCCGCGGTCAAACTAATCTGACTCCACGCAGCAGTAGTGCCATCGCTTGTAAGAGCGTAGTTAGCAGTACCAATAGCCAGACGGCTGTTGGTTGACGCACCACGAACAATCAGATCGCCCTGTGTGGTCGTCGGGGCTAGTGCATCAAATGCTGCCGCCGCGGTTGTCTGCCCTGTACCGCCTCTAGCAATTGACAACTGACCACTGGTGACTTGACTGGCTGCAATCGCAATTGATGTGTTGGATGCAGAAGTAATCTGACCCTGCGCATTGACTGCAATGGTGGGCACGCTTGAGGCGGTGCCATACGTTGACGCAGATACTCCAGTGGTGGCGATGTTGAAGGTGTACGCTGGGGATTCATTAAGTCCAGTGCCTGCCGTATAAACCAGCGGGGCAGCAAACTGGGCAAACACAATCGCTGTTGTTCCAACCGTAATAGGCAGAGGCGTCTGCTGAACCCACGAGGTGTTGGCGTTTGCCGTCCCAGACAGGACCAGCATCAAGTCACCAGCATCAATCTCGTTGAAGCCAATTCCAGACGTATCGTAATCAGTGGCTCTAGTCAGCTGCCAAGCAGCAGCACCAGATCCAACCGCGGTAACGGTGTAAACGCCGTTATATGCGGCATTAGATTCGTTTTTGACCAGCACGCGCAGGCCAATGTCACCCGGCGACACAAAAGTGTGCCCGTCAATCGTCAGCGTTGAGAACGGGGCGGTTTTGGTTAGCGTAGCGCCAACACCAGAAGATCCATTGTTGTATGTAACAGAGCCCAAATCGGCTGTGGTAGCGTAGTTACAAGCCGCGTGAAAGTTAACGCCAGAGGCGATAGAGTCCGCATAAGTCTTGTTAACAATGTCGTCTCCACCAGACGGTGCAGTTGTGATTGTTCCGGTGGTCATTGTCACCGAAGTGAACGTGCCTGCAGCTGGAGTAGAAGCACCAATGGTGGCGTTGTTGATAGAACCACCAGACACCGCTGGGGTGTTGATGGTTGGGCTAGTCAGCGTCTTGTTGGTCAGCGTTTGGCTGCCAGTCAACGTAGCCACGGTGCTATCAATAGCAATCGTTACCGGGGAAGATCCGTTGTAGGATGTGCCGGTCAACCCAGTGCCAATGGTCAATGAATTGGTAGCAGTTGCCGTGACAGTAGTTGAACCCCCAAGACTCACCGCTGAGCCATTGATGGTCACCGAGCTATTAGTAAGGGCTGAGTTTGGCAAACCAGTTATGGTGTTGTTGGCGCCACTGATGGTCTTGTTAGTCAACGTCTGAGACCCAGACAGAGTTACGACGGTGCTATCAATCGCAATGCTTATAGGCGCAGAGCCGTCGTAAGACCCACCAGTTAGCCCGGTGCTAATGGTCAACGGATACCCAACACCCGCCGTGATAGTCGTTGATCCACCCAAACTGACTGTTGAGCCATTGATGGTCACAGAACTATTGACCAAGGCCGCATTGGGTATGTTTGATAGAGAGTTTGATGCCGCAGAGATGGTCTTGTTGGTCAGTGTCTGCACATTAGACAGCGTGACCACAACCCCGGTATCAATTGAGATAGTCCCAGTGGACGTAATAGGTCCGCCAGACAGACCAGTGCCTGTATCAATTCGAGTGACTGAGCCTGCGCCAGCAGTTCCGCTGGATGCAGAAGTGATTCGACCCTGCGCATCAACCGTGATGTTTGCTAGCGTGTAGGCGCCCGGCGTCACAGCAGTGTTGGTTAGCGCAATCTGCGGGCTTCCAAAGATTCCGTTGCCGTTTGTGACCTGAATCTGTCCGCTGGTACCCAAAATTGACCGCGGAGTAAGCACTCCGGGGCCCGTAACGGTCAAAAGACCCGTCCCAGACACCCCAGCAAGCGACAAGACGAGGCCATCAAGGGCCAAAGTTGGGTTGCCAGAGACGCCACTACCATTAGTAACGGTTAAACCAGCACCAGACACCGCAATAGAGCGCGAAGTGACGGTGCCAAGGGCGGTTTTGACTATCAAACCGTTGCCAGCGCCCTCCAAACTGCCCGATGCGCCGCTAAGTTGCATCCGCAGATAGGACTGAGAGCCGCCATCGGTAAGGCTTAGGCCGGTCCCGGTGGACATGTAACGGCTGTTGTTCAGCGTAGGCTCATTGAACACCGTCACAAACGACTGGGTTTGGATGGGAGAGCCAGCTAAAGCCGCGGTCGTTGTCTGGACCGTCTGCCCATTCTGTACAATGGGGACAGATTCGGTGCCTTGAATCGGACCAGCTTGCGGGAGTTGAGTAATGGTTACGTTTGGCATGTCAGGGCTGTGGTTGGATGTTGATGCCGTCGAGGTTGCCGTCGTTTTCCGGCGTATTCGTGTTCTGTTCAGGCGACAAAACAGCCCCGCCATATGTACCTTGGGCTGCAAGACCGTTCGGATCTACTGCAACACTAAGGTCAGGCCGCGGGAACCGAATCGTAATCCGTTCAGTTTTTCTTGCCGGAAGCCGATACGGGTCAAACTGGTCGGCACAACCTTGGTTGCAGACCTGCAGGCCGGGGAAATTTGGATCTGAGCGCATCTCGGCGTGCGGGCGCTTCATCTTGCACCGATCGCATACCGCGATTGCTATGTCTGAGTAACCGCGGGTGTCCAAGAACTTGGGCATGGATCACCTCGAGTAGACGCTGATATTCGGTGCGAAGTAAATAGGCGACTTGTCCCGCTCTTCCTGCTCGGCCATGTTCAGATACTTCTCGGCCTGAGCCTCAAGATACTGCGTGCGTCCAATATCAACACCCGGCAGCTCTAGGCTCATCTGGTGAGCCAGCATGCTGACCACCGCCAGATACCACCGCTGCGGGATTTCCAGCTCACCGTACAGGTCGCCCACGTCCATGATTTGGCGCGAGTACCAGATGGTCATCTGGACAAACGGATCCGAAGGCACCGGCCACAGGTAAATCTTGGGCTGGGGAATCGTGCGGTCAAACCAAAACTGGAACGGCTGGTTGGCCGTGAAGTTCTTGTTGGGCAGGTTGGTGTAGTCATCACGATTCAGGCGAGCCATCGTGATCTCAGTGCTGTTGTTACCGAAGTACAGCTCGCGGACATTCAGCGTATTACCGCCAGTCTCACGCATGCGGTAGTACTGGACAGTCTGGCCGGGCTCGATGTCATACCAGAGCCACTGGTTGTTCACCCATACCGTCTCACCCGGGGCATTCAGCGTGCTCCAAGTGACGCCATCAGTTGAGTACTCAAACACCACATTGAACGTGCCAGAGACGTTAGGCAGGACACCAATCGAGCCAATGTAGACCGCGTTGTTGGTGCCAAAGTCAACGCCGATGTAGCCATTGATGGCGGACTGGGTACAGGCCGTGTTGATGTTGCCATCAAAGGCGTTCTGGGCGATGCCAGACGACGCCAGATAGCCTGCAGAAGTAGGCGGTGTAGGGCGGTTCATCCGGCGATACAGCGCGTTCAGCACGTCCACAGCGCCCAGCGGCAGCTCATAGACATACTGGTCAGCCTTCAGCCCGAAGACCTTCTTGTCGATTGCCCAGTACTGGATGCCAATGTTGATGAGGTTGGACATCAAGAAAAACAGCGACTCACGCGAAGCAATGAGTTGTTCCGATGTCAGCTCTTCAGCAAGCTTCCCGCAACGACGCGCACCATGGTCAATCAATGATTGAACGGTGACAACGGTTGTGCCGACTGTTCCCGAGTAAGCCATCTCTCACCTCACCAGCCGGGGCAGTTCCAGCGCCGCATAGACGCTCGAGCACGACTCCCCTTGTCACTCTTCTCTGCGACCGGTCCCATGCGAGCACAGAACGAATCACGCCTCGGGCCACCCTGTGGCTGCGGAGCCTTTAGGTTTGATCCCGTCTCACGATTGTACTTTTCCCGGCCCTTTGCCGTAAGACCAGCGCCCTTATCTGCGGGCAGCTTCTCACCGCGGCCGATAGCCAGACTGGGGCCGCCCTTCTTCATCTTCTTATCTGCAGAGACAAACTCTTTGCCCACCGTCTGCGGAATGCCAACCTTCTTCGCAAACTTAGGGCTGTGAGCCACCGCTTCCATCAGATTGTGCTGGGCTTTGGACTTAGATGGCATGATCAGTCCGGGTTCTTAATGAGAATGCCGCCGGCGTACATGCTGACCGTGAACGGGCTGCCAGTGTTGGCCTTTACACAAAATTGGATGTCAGTCTTCTCAAGGTGATCAACCGGCACCGTGAAAGGCACCTCTTGCTTTTGCACAAAGGTTGACTGATTCAACAGCGTGATACGGCCGCTATTGGTACCGCTGTTAACTTTGTTGTACTCCTGAGCAATCATGTAGTTGCTCGAAGTAAAGCCAATGCTTGCGTCGTACTGGACATACGAAAGATAGAACGTATAGCCAGCCGGCACGGTGTAAATCGACATCTGAGTCTGACCAACGCCGGCGTTAATCTTGGCGTACACGGTAGAACTAATGGATGCCGTGATGTTGCCCGTGTTGGTGCTGTTCAACATGGACATCTGATTGATGCGCAGGAACGAATTAGTCGTGGTGACGTTCGTCGTGCCATTCAATGCGATGGTTTCGGTCAGAGACGCAAAGTTTGCGTCCAAACCTTGAATCACCACCGAGCGGGTCGTGTTGTCAGATGCCGAGTCGCTAACCAGCACCAAAGGCGCGGCAGCAGAAGGCGGCACATACAAACCACCAGAAAGTGTTTGACCTTCCCACATCGGACCCTGAGCAGAGCTACCGATAGCAGTGCTGTACCCAAAGATTTCCAAGCCAATGTGGCCGTCAACTTGATTGCGGGCCACTTGCAGATCAAACGGCTCGTAGGCGCCCTGACGAGTGGCAGAAGAGTAGGTTCCCATCTAAATCTCCCAAAGAGGGAGGGGCCGAAGCCCCTCACCCATTACTTAACGCGGCCACCCTTTTTGTAGGTGCCAGACAACTGGTTGATTGACACAGGCGTCGGAACACGCGGCTTAGGCATCTTCACCGCACGGCCATCATCCTGAACAGATCCACCCGTTGCGTAACCCACAGGCGTCGGCTGACCACCCGGTTGCTGCGCCAGCATCGAATTGTACGGATCATAAATCCGGCCAGATGCTGAAACCGGGGGCAAGCCAACTCGGCCAGTAGGAGACACGCTCGGGAGACCCATCGGGGCCCCTTGAACCATGCCACCATCGGCGTACTTGGTCTTACCACCCTTCTTGTAATGCGGGGTCTTCATGTACTCCTTCAAGAACTCCGGGCTAATCGGAGAATCCATCGGGGTTACATCATTCGACTGAACATTACGGCTGTCATACGGGTTGGGCTTCTTCGGGGTCATCTTGCGGACAATCTGGCGTTCCACTTCCGTGACGGTACCCATGCCAGACTTGGCACCGTCAACAGCTTTTTTTGAGGCACCGCCTTCAGCCATCTTCTTGGCACGACCGCCCTTCTTGAAGCCACCAGCGTTGCTTTCGCGCACGCCACCAGTGGTGGTGTTGGTCTTGCCAGCCGGGGTGCCAACCACGTTACCGTCAACGTAGTTCATCACCTTGCCGCCTTGGGCGTAACAACGGCCACCCTTCTTGAAGCCACCTTGGCCCATCGTCACACCACCAGTCGGGCCTTTCTCGCGTTGCGGGCCAGCTTGGTGAACTTCGGTGGTTTGATACTTGCCGTAGGTTTCCTCATCAGGGATGGCACCACCGGTTGCCTTGCGCATAACCTTACCGCCACGCTTGTAGCCACCTTGACCTTCCTTGACTTCACCGGTCTTGCCCTTGCGGCGATCCGGCTTGCCTTCGTGGACCATCGTCTTGTCATACTTGCCCTCGTTACCTTCAACGGTATCGCGGGTGTCGTAACGATCAATCTCGCCACCGTCAGCAAAACACTTGCCGCCCTTCTTCATCTTAGGAGCGCATGCGCCGCCCTTCTTCAGACCCTTGTGAGCCTTTGAGGCGGGCATAGCTTCATGATGCTTCAGTTCCTTTTCGGTCTTCTTCATCATGCGCATTTCGGCCATGTGCTCTTTGCTGCTCTCGCCGCCTTCAGCCTTGCCACCCTTCTTCATCACGCGGCCAGCCATGCCCACCGGACCCGCAGGAGCGGCAGCAGAGGGCATAGCACGCATGGCCTTGCGACGCATAGCCAGCGACGGCTTCATCGGAGCAGCAGCGGTCGGCAGACCGCCACGAGCAGGCATACCCATCGGGGGAACACCACCGTCCATCATCTTGTGACCGTCATGCTCTTTGACTTTCATCTTCGAGGTCTTGACGTGGCCACCCTTCTTGAGCTTCAACTCAACAGAGGGCTCAGTGGTGTACATCTTCACCATCGGTTTGAACTGTCCCATTACTGCCTCCTATTAGGCTTGGGTGACGCCAAGGGCGCCAAGACGGGTGGCATTAGCACCAACTGCAATTGCAGGCAGCGCAAGGGTCATCACCAGACGCTTCTGGCCGTCAGCCGCAGTGCTGGGAGCGAACGTGCCGCGTACATCACCAGTGGTGGTGGTAGCAGTGGCCATGTCAGCAACAGTCAGAACGCCGCTGGTGTCATCGGTCGTGGCATTGTTCCAGCCGTAACGGATCACATACGACTTGTCATAGAAACGTACCGGGCAGCCAAACACGTCAGCAGTACCAACGCTACAGGCGGTAGTGGTGCCACCAGCAGCAACAGTCACCGAGGTGATTTGGTAGAACGCCTTCTTGCCAGCAACGGTCGAACCAACCGTCGAGGTGATGGCCTCCGACATCAGCTGACCGTAGTAGTCATAACCAGACACGGTAAAGGTGCGTTGCGTACCAGCAGAGGCTTGCGTGATGCTAACTGCACGCGGAACGTCCAGTTGGATCACGGTGGTGCCAGCGGTGTTAACCACAGACTTAACCGAGGTGCCGGCGGTCAGGGTCAGCGAGCCAGCAGCAGCCGGGGTTTGCGATGCGGCAATGTTGGCGGCTTGCAGGGTCTGCGGAACCAAGTCCCACACGAACACGCGGCCGAGCGGGCCAACGCCAACATCCATCGGGGCCGGATTCTCAAACGGCACATTGACGTGGGCGTACATCGTGGTGCTCGAGGCCGTCACCGATTGGTTAATGGTGTAGGTGCCAGTGCCACCGGTTCCGGTCACGAAAGCGGTGATGTAGGTGCCATCGGTAACGCTAGAGCCGTCAACATACGAGCCCACGACCAGCGGCGAGCCGGACAACATGGCAGTTACGGTCAACGTCGTGCTCGACATTGAACCAGTGAAAATGGTCGAGTACGGCCGAATGCCAGTACCCATAAAGGTCTGGGCCGAACCCAGAAACAGATCATCACCAAAGCTAGGCATCGTCTTCTCCTTGAAAAGCTTGACGAATTAAAGGGAAACAGGGGGCCGAAGCCCCCCGTCTTTGCTACTTACACACCCGGGGTGCCGTACATGGCACGCGGGTCGGTAAAGCCGAGGTCGTAACGCTCGGTGGCCTTGTAGCGCATCGAGTCAGTTTCGAAATCGCCTTCCATCGTCTTCTCAAGACGACGACGCATCAGAAGCTTCATGCCTTCCGGCGCATCAGTCTGCACCCACCAAGCGGTCGGCGAGGTCAGACGCGAGATAACGGCAGCACCTTCATCAAGCAGACCAATCGACTTGATTGGGTTGATGTCGTTGTTGGCGTTACCAGCACGCAGGACGCTCTTCAGCAGAACTTCAGCTTGGAAGATGTTGCCCGGAGCCACGACCAGTTGGCGCGGAACCAGACGAATCTTCTTGCCGTTGTTGTCCACAGCCTGACGGATCTGGATGAGCATTTGCTCAAGCGAGGTCTGCGACAGGTTTGCCGAGGTGGTCAGCAGATTGCTGAAGGTACCGTTGACGATCGGGTGCGAAGTCGAGTTCAGGGCCACGCCGTCACCGCCCGGGTACGCGCTGTTGAAGGCGCGGTTCAGAACGTTAGCAGCAAGGGTTTCCTTGGTTTCGACCAGCGACTGGGCCAAGTGACGGGCATAGACTTGACCGATACGGATATGGTCGCCGTCTTCCACCAGCACCTTGGTCAGAGCGAATGCCAGACCGTACACGTTATAGACATAACGCTTCAGGAACAGCACGCCACCCTGTTGGTAGGTGACCGGGGTGCCGTCCGGCAATTGCGGAGCTGCACCAAAGCCGTAAAGGACCGGCTCTTCGTGATAGTTGCGGGGGATACCTTCTTGTTCGCGGAAAACACGCGACCATTCGTCGGTACGCTGATCGTAGACACCGTCGAAGCACTCATTAAGAATGGGTTCGACAATGCTACGAAAGTCTGTACTGCGCATCGGGGCTGCCATTTTTTAGCCCTCCTTAGACGGCAACCGGCGTGTAGTTAGCGCCGGAGACGCGAACTTGGCCGAATTGGAATTGAGCGACCGTGGCGCGAACGATAACGTAAGCGTCACCCCAAGCATTGTCCGGGTACGGAGCAATATCAACGATGCGCATCGCAGCGACGCTGTTGGCGCCAGCGAGGCTGGACGACAGAGTGCATTGCGACAAGCCAGTGGTGGTGGAACCAGCGGTGTTGTTGGTGATGTTTGCTTCGTCACCAACCGACGACTGGGCAACCGAACCATCGGTTTGGATTTCGTAAACGATGTTGGGATCGTTGTAGAAGTAAGCCACGCACGAACCAGTCTGGTAGGCGGTGTTAGCCGGCCAGTAGTTCGACACGCGACGGCGACCAGTGGTATCGGTCCACTCAACGCCGGCGAATGCGCCAACGAAAGCTTCCGAGCCCGAGGCCAGAACGATGGTGCCAGCCGTGTCGTACTTGACAGGGGCGCCCTTCAGAATATCGGTGTTGTAAGCCGATGCGATACCGCCAGCAAGCGCCTGAGCGCGATCCAAGCCAGAAGGATGGAACGCAGGACGCAGGCCGAACGGAGCAGATGTTGCAGACATGACTGTCTCCTTTGTTTAGTTACCCATGAAAGATGGGCGTCTTAACGTCTCGGTCCAAATCGCCAAATCCGTCACCCTCAACTCGGCCCAGACTCTTACCTGAGCTGTCTCGCGCACCTTGCAGGTTCTCAATCTGAACGCGGATCTTGTCCGCCTCCTCGTTGGGAGCCTCGTGGTGCATCTGCAACATGAGGTCTTGATACACATCCATAGGGATCTTGTACAAGCGCATCTCATTGCATGCGACGAAACCTACGTCTTCTCCAGCCTTTACGCGGTAGTTTTCGAAGTTTGGGAGTTCATCCGCCATTACAGGGACATACCCAAGCCGAATCCGCTTATCAATGCTGTCGTAAGCGTTAGTTGTCGAGAGCCAACAGATGTGCCAGCCCGGAATCTCCGGC